CTTTATGCTCCATTTCTGTATCAAGATATAAAACTGGAAGCTTTTTACCGTCAATAAAATTCTCTTTAATTTGATTTGCACATTGTTGCGCTAAACTAAGTAAAGCGCCAGATTTGCCATGAGAAGGCCTACCAGCAAAGCAATAGCTGTCCTTTGGGCGAAACCCACTAAAAGCCTCATTGAAGGTTGGCCAAGGAGTTTTAATTATATAGTTAGCCTTATCGTCATGAAGTGTTGCCTCAACAAGGTCGTATGCAACTGAAGCAATATTTATTGGTTCATTCCTACTTATGATATTTTCGCCATTTTCAGAGAACTTGCTCTCAATAGATGCCATGAAGTCAGATAGATTGCTGCCACTATATTGAGAAGCAATCTCTGCAATCTCATTAGAGTTTACAATTACATTTCTCTTTATCCGTAAAATTACTAGCTCTTTTGCAGCATCCACAGTCGCCTTTTCAGACAGGGGAGTTAGCAACATATTGTCGATAAAGTCCTCTACGTTACCAGACATTAAACTTATGCCACTACTTTTGCATCTAGCAGAAATTATGGCTGCATCAAGAGAGAGACCTTCTTCTAATAGACTTTTGCAAATACGGAATAGCGACCTTGAGTCAGTGTCTTTAAAGTCTTCCTCACTAATAAATTCAGAAAACTCATCCCATACTTTATCTGAGTTATATATCAATCCAGATATAAACTTGCGTTCTAGTGCTTTGTTCTTGGGAAGTTCTACGTTTGTCATTGGAGTTGAATATGGGCAATTTCTTTAGCATGTCAAACAAAAACTCCCGAAAACTGAAAGTCAGTAATCGGGAGCAAAGTTGATCAATATGTTCTAGACGTTATAGTAAAAGTTAGCTACTTCTCCAAGCGACTCTTCATAGAGAAAAGCTGTAGCTGAGCGAACATTCCCCACATACCCTTTATTGGAGTGCCAAGCATCTGGGGCGCATAGAGATGGAAGTATCCTGACTTTAACTCCATTATATTCTTTCATTTCTGTGCCATGAAAGTGACCAAGGTGAGCAGTTCTAAACTTACACTTAGAGAAGTTTGCGTTCTCTGTAGCCATGAGAAGAGGTAGGTTAGCTGCCTTTTCTTCGTTGCCATGAGTAAATAGAATTAGATTTTTGCCAAAGGTAACATACTTTCTAGAAGTAGGGGAGTTGTCAATTTTGACAGCATCATTGTTTCGATACCAAGCGCTTAAGAATTCTCCAAGATAAAAACATCTCTCGAAATCATGATTTCCTGGAACAATAACTATATCTACATTTACCTTTTTCGATAGTTCATCAACCACTTCTGCAATCAAATTACAACCAACTTGAAAAGACTTCGGCCATCTTGAGTCATCATCCTGCCTAGTACCCTTTGTAGTCATCCCAGATAGACCCTCTGAATTAAAGAAGTCATTTCCAATGGGAAGCACAATTCTATCAACAGATTTTAGATCGACCTTAGAAACCAGATAATGCATGGCTTCTCTGAAGAGGTTGCTGGCAATCTTAATGTCATAATCTTCATAGCCAGTTTCTTTGCCCCAACATAATTTGCTTAAATGCAGATCTGGAATAGATATTTCATAGATATGTTGACCAGCAGAGTTTCTTTTTTGTACTGGTCTGGAGATGTTATTAAGCTCCTCCTTGAAGAGTTTGATTACTTCTTTGGCATTTACTGTTTCCTTCTTCTTTAGCCATGCCTTTACTTGATAGAGCGGAGAGTGTCTCATCTCTCCGTCATTGCCTTTAGCTGCGACCTCCCATTTATTTACTATGTATCTCTCAATCTCCCAAATATCTAGGTCAATCTTGCACACTTCGATAAGATCCTCAAGAGTTCTAATGTTGGAAGATTTAGACTCTGCCGTGGCCGAATCTTTCTTTTCGTCAAAAGTAGCCTTTTCAGGATTAATAGACTCTTCGTTTTTACTTTGTTGCGGAGAGTAATCCGCGTCAAAATTTTCATCCCATATATTTTTAGCTCTAACCTTTGAAGCAGTTTCTTTTAATCCTGTTTCAGACATGATATGTCTAGCCACTTCCATTCTACTGCAACCATCCTTGTAAAGATCGATGCAATCCTTTGTCAACTTTTTGTCTTCCATACTCATATTATACACTTTCTATTGAATCCTTAATAAAATTAAAGATCTGTTCATTTGTTAGTTTTAGTGTTTTCTCATCGATTTCGATATATTGAAAACCATTCATTTCGCACCATTCAATCTTTTTAAAGTCCCTTTCTAGGGATCGTAAAAATTTTTGCCTATCCTTGTGGAAAAACTCATTGTATGTATCATGCTGTTTTGGGGAAACTTCAATTACTGTTGAAGTTGTAAAGTTAATTAGATCGACCCTAAGCTTACTACTTGGTATATAAAGTTCTTCGTGAACATCTTGGAAGCACCAAAGAGGTTTAACGATATCCTTTATTCGTTTTTGAGATTTTGATACGGACCTATCCCAATCAATTTTACTCTTTGCAAAAGACTTGTTTACATCTTTGCCGAATATATTCTTTATCTTCAAGAGAGCAGGGATTGAAATTTTTCAAATAAATACTTTTTAGCAATCTCATTCTCTTCTAGCCAGTCTCTAAGCTTCTGTTCGCCTTGAAGCTTGAAATCTTCAGAGTTTTCTGGGATTAGAGAATTTAATTTTGCCTCTTCAAGGAATTCACTGCTAAAAGATAGCCAAGCCCCAGCCTTCTTAACAAATCCCCATTCCATCATAAGGCTGGCAATTTCATACTCAAGCCAAACACTTCCAGATGTCCCAGTAGAATTGTATTTAATAGGATATTTAACGGATAAGGTCCTCTCTTTATCAGTTTTAATAACGTTCACTTTACACCAGTGACCAGAAGGATCGTTTGGATCTCCAATCAAGTCTGATTTATACTTTGGCTGAAACTCAAGGAAGATTGTTGGATAGTGATCTTGCGCTGCACCACCAGATGCGCTGGAAAGTTGCGGAGAACCCTTTTCATACGGGTTAATTCTAATAGTTGAACGAACTTGACCTATAAGGCCACATACATGGCCGAATTTGGACATAGCGAGTGATACACGACTAAGGAAGTCAGAAGTTATCAGGGCGGCTCCTGCGACCTTCTCAACGGCTCCAGAGGCCTTCTCTAGATCTTCCCTACGCTTAAGGCCATTCGTAGAATCAATGACAAAAAAGTATCTCTTATTTTCTGGGTTGTTACGAATTAAGCTTCTCACTAGATCAAATACAGCTTCGTATACTTGGCACTCGAAAACAAAAACACTCCCATCTTCCCATGTCTCTGGATCATGAGTAAACTTTAAACCAGAACGCTTCTTAGTTTCTTTGCCTAGCCTACCTTCAGCCAACACCCAAATACATCTTGCGTTTTCTACTCCCTGTAGAAAGTTCTTAACATCTTCCAGCATTTGAGAAGTTTTTCCACCCCTACTAACTCCAGTATGACGAATGATTCCTGGGGTAATCTTCCCAACATGTAAGTCAAGTAGTAGACTTCCTTGGGTAACGCTAAAGTCAACAGACTCTTCGAAATTAAAGTGATCATCCTTGTTCTGCTTTAAGAACGAAGTTAACTGAGATGTGGGGTCCATACCCTCTTTTATTTTTTGCTTGGCCATTATTTTAAAAAATTCATAATTGTTTTAGGTTTTTTTAGTTCAATCTTTTCTGCGACGAACTCATCTTCAAGAATATAGTTAGGCTTTATTTCTGGAATGTCAACATTATTATAATAATACTTTTTTAGGTTTTCTCTAACAAATTTCTCCCCCTTGTCAGTTAAAAACCAGTGCAGTGAATTCAACTCGAAGCCAAGTGTTAGAAATTTCCAAAAGTTAAAATCATCTCCATAGTTATTATACATCCTTATGAATGCAATTTTCTCTGACTTCATTTCTTCACGAGACAAGGCCTTCTTTTTCTTGATAAATTTACTTGAACAGTATTCAAAAGAATCTTTCAAGAAGGACAGGTCAATCTTTTTTACATTTTTGGGTCTCTTTATCTTTAATCCGTCTTCCGTTTCTACAGTAGCATCAAACTCAATAAGATTGCTTGGCTTAATGTTTAAATTTTTAAAAGATTTTAATAAAGAAAAGTCGTAAGAGCTACATAGGAACTGGTCGTCTGCATAAAGATCTATAAAAAGCATTTTTGGCGCTATTCCATATTCTCCCTTTTTGCATATGTTTCCTTTGTATATTCCCCTAATTCTTTTAATCATAAATTATGACTATGCTAATAGTAGAGTATTAGTCAATGATTAAATCATTATTAACCATTCTTTTGACTAAAGTCTCAAAATCTACTCTCTTGATCCAACCCAATTCATTTACAGCTTCTGATGGATCACCTAGCAATAAGTCAACCTCTGCTGGCCGATAAAACTCAGGATTAACCCTAACAACAGCTTTACCATTACAATATAAAATTTCGCTCTCTTCTGAGCCAACCCATTCAAAATAGCTGTTATTAATATCAGCATTTTTAAATGCCAAATCAACAAACTCTCTTACTGTGTGAGTTTCGCCAGAAGCAAGAAGATAGTCTTTGGGATTTTCCTGATTCATCATTAGCCAAACTGCTTCAACGAAATCCTCTGCATGACTCCAGTCTCTCTTGGCGTTCATGTTCCCAAGCTCTAGCGGCTTAAAATCTTCTTCACTTTCAATAGACTTCTTGATTCTAGCTACAGCCTTAGTAATCTTTCTTGTTACGAACTCTTCGCCACGGCGCTCCGACTCATGATTAAACAAATAGCCCTGAACCGCATACAGGTCGTATGAGTCTCTCCATACCTTTACTATTTGTCTAGCTGCAACTTTAGCCGCACCATACGGACTTCTTGGTCTGGATGGATGCTTGAGGTCTTGTGGGCTATACGCAACATCGCCAAATTCTTCCGAAGATCCAGCATTATAATATCTACAGTTAGGGCAAAACTTTCTTATCGCCTCAAGTTGACGCATAACACCTACGGCATTAACATCAAAATGATTTATTGGCATTTTCCAGCTATTTCCTACGAAAGAGTTCGCAGCAAAATTAATAAAATAATCTGGGTTAATTTCATGGATACATGATGAGATGCTTGGTTCATCCGTCAGATCCATTTCGATCAATTCAAAGCGCGGGTTGTCGATATGGCTAATATTCCGATGATTTGGTACGCTCAATCTTCTGATTGCTCCAAAAATCTTGTAGTCTGTATTTTTCAACAGAAAATCTACCATATAAGATCCAACTTGCCCCGTAACACCAGTAATAATTACTTTCTTCATACGGAAGATGATATTGAGATTAGAGCAATTGAGCAACTATTCTTTGTATTCTTTTAGCATTCTTTCTATAATTCTTGTGCATACTAAGTAAGAGGATGTAAAATCCTCCTTATTGTTTATCATGGATTCAAGTTTTTGACTTCTAGCAAACTTATTCTTATATTTAACCATACCTTTGTAGGAAATACATAGAGCGGAGTATAAATCCAGAACTCTATCGTCCGTTCTGCGATCTACGCTCCACTTATGCGTATCCATAACGATGTCTCGCGATTTAATTATAACATCGAGACACCGATTTATGGAAGGTAGGGAATCTTCCTTGAGTAGATCCATCTCCTCCTTATTTAGTATATCATCCTTCACAGGAAGTACAGTTATTAATCTTCCGACTTAATTCTTGAGAGGGATTAGCACTTCTTTGATAATAGAACGTTTTAATTCCAGACTTCCAGCCAAAAATCAACAAGTCGCTAACATCTTTGGGTTTTACCTCTGGTCCAATCATTAAATTGAGGGACTGGGATTGGTCTATAAACTTTTGCCTAGAAGATGCTTGAATAACAATGTCTTTTTGAGATATCTCCCCAAATGTTTTAAATACATTCTTCTCCTCTTGACTTAAGAAGTCTAGGTGTTGCACTGATCCACCATGCAGTAAGATTGATCTCCAAGATTCTGGACTATTCTCACCTTTAGATTCTAAAAGTGACTTCAAGAAAGGGTTTTTATAAGTAAAATTTCCTTTAGCCAGTTTTTTTACAAAGTAATTACTATTCAACGGCTCAATAGACGGAGATACTTGACCCAGAATGAAAGAGGATGATGTTGTTGGGGCTATTGCTAGTCTAGTAACATTTCTTATTCCTTTACCCTTTAGCATTTCTGGTTCACCAAACTTATCAGCCATCTCTTTTGATGCTTTTAGTGATCTACTTTCTATTTCACTCCAAATTGAACTGTTAAGTATATTTGCCTCTAGACCTTCAAAGGAAATGCCTTTAGATTGAAGTAGAGAATGCCAGCCCAAAGCTCCCATACCCAAAGCTCTTTGAGATTTAGCGAACTTGTGCGAAGATTCCATGTGCTTGATATTCTCAGTCTTATCAACAAACTCCTGATTAACTGCATCAAGAAAATATGTTAGAGTTTCTACTGCATCAGTTTCTTTAATTTTGTCCCAGTGTAGTAAATTTAAAGAAGATAATACACAGACAAAAGACTCGTTTTCATTAGAGCTAAGGCAAATTTCAGAACAAAGGTTAGAACTGTTTATCTTTCTGTCAAGATCTTGATATATCTTAGGCGAGTTGTTGTTGACCGTGTCAGAGAAAAAGATATAAGGGTAACCGCTCTCAAAACGCTTCTTTATAATCTTACCCCAAACCTTTCTTTTATCTTTATCCCCTGCGGTCATTGACTCCATCCAGTCATCGGTGATCGTAACCCCAATACTCATTTTTTGAATAGGATGCCCATCCTCTCTAATCTGCAAAAACTCTTCAATGTCAGGATGCTCAACGGGAAGGTAAGCAGCAAAAGATCCTCGCCTTGCAGAACCTTGACTAACGACTTCAGCGATTTTGTCAAAAATTTCCATGAAATGGATTGGTCCCGACGACTCGCCACCAACAGAAATATTTTTACCTCTAGCCCTAAGCTCTCCGAAAAATCCAGAAGTACCACCTCCCATTTTAGACATAATGCCCACCTCGGAAGCTTTATCTAAGATCGACTCCATAGTATCCGATACGTGAGAATTAAAGCATGACACTGGAAGACCTCTCTTGTTACCAAAGTTGACCCATACAGGGGTAGATAGAGAGTAAAAACCTTTAGACATATAGTCTAAGAATTTTTCTGCAAACCCATCTACACCAAGAATCTTCTCAGCATTTTCGGCAATCTCAGAAATTCTACCTTCTGGGCTTTGACCCTTTTTTAAATAACCTCTAGAAAGAAATGTTCTAGAGTCTTCGTTTAACCAATAATATTTTTCCATTAATTTTAAAATAAATCGTCTTCATCAAAAGACTTGTTTCCTTTGCTGTATTCCACTGGACGAGAGTTAAAGAAATCCGTAGCTGAATTACCTAATACCTCTTCATCAAACCAAAGCGTACTCTCCAATTGTTCACTGTCAACTTCAAAAATCTTTTTGTAGCCAATTTGTTCAAGAGAATCATTTAACCTACTTTTTACGAACTCTTTGAGCAGATCTGAAGACAGCCCCTCTTCTTTAATCCCATTGATCATCCATTCAATAATTTGAGACTCTGCCTTAAAAGCCTCTTCTGCTTCATGTAGGATTTTGTCTTCTAGATCTTTATCAAAAAGTTCTGGATGCTCTTTACGAATAACGTTGACTAGCTTGATACCTATCTTTGCGTGGATATCTTCTTCTCTAGCAGTATATGCTGTTTGCTGATTAGTATCCTTCAACAAGTTCTTTTTGCCAAACCAGTTTATGATATAAAATTGAGAGAATAGGCTCACATTTTCTACAAAAAGAGTAAATAGTATCAAAGCATAAACGAACTGTTTTTTAGAGTCTTTATAATATCTATGAGTATACTTCTTTAGGTACTTAACTCGACCATCGATCCAATCCAGTTTAAGATTTTGCTCGAATACGTCATCCAAACCAAGCACTTCAATCAGGCGCTCATATGCGTTGTTGTGAATTACTTCGATATTGCCCATGACGTAACCCATATCTCTAATAGATGGATGAGGAAGATTGTCTCCAATCTTAGCCCAGAACGTCTTAACAGCTATCTCTATCTGCCCGATGGCCGATAAGGCTCTAATAATAATCTCCCTTTCTTGGTCAGTCATGTTAATTTTGTAGTCTTGAACATCGGACGTAAAGCTAAATTCTTTATCTGTCCAATGTCCTTCCCACATTGCTCTCATGAATTCCTCTGTCCAAGGATAGTGATCTGGTTTTCTTGCGATTTGTTCTTCGAATATCATTTGTTTTTTTTGTTTTGTATGTTAGGGCAATAGGTAATTACATCTTTCAAAAAACTTTTGCAAGAAGTTTAAAAGAAATAAAATTATAGCTCTAAATTGTGTAACGGAATCTACTTTACCGTACTAGTAAAAACAAATATTCTTTTTTCATTTTCGTAAATATGTTCGAAGTCATTAATCTTTGGATATCTAAAAGGGGAACCATCTCTATGGACAATAAAGTCCACTTCCCTGGTCTCAAATTTCCCATCGACCTCTACTTGCATTTCTTTCTTTTCTTTCATTTTTATTTGGTGTTGTTTTTTATTTTGGATATTTTATCCAACTGCTGCAATTGTTGCAGCCCTTATGTATGATGAAAATATTGGAGTTGTCAAAGATAATTTTAACTTAAATTTTAAATATCTAATCTTCATAGATTATATTTGGTTTTATTTTATTCGTTTTTTATAGCGCACATCCAAACTACTGGATCAAAAGTTTCTCTGTAAATTACAGAAATATTTTCTTTCTCCAAAGTTTTTTCTACATCTTTATAACATAATTCCTTGCCATACCAAATTTTATTAAGATATTTTTCTTCCTCCTCTTCACTATGAAAATAATCGTGACCCATGATAATGTCGCCCTTTTTAAGATATTTGGCAAAAGTATTTACTTCCTTTGGTTTGTCCCCTCCGTCACATAATAACAGACTTCGTCCATTTTGTTGGATTAAATTTCCAATTTCAGCTTCTTTTAAAAAGCAATCTTCTTTAAAAAACTTTGCTCCCATCCCAATAATTAATTTTATAGAATGAATATCTCTTACAGTTATATCCATAGTGTAAAATTGTTTTGGTTGTTTATGATGAGTTCTGGCTTTATGGGTAGATGGCTCTGAGGGATTTTCTGCTTCAACTGGAATTTTTGAATTCAAGCAATAAAGAGCAAGAGGTATAGATAATCCACAGTCATGGGTTCCGATTTCAATAATATTTGTAAAATTATAATAATTTAAAAGATCATTAATTGCCGCAAAAGCTTCATGCCTTTGTTGCGTAAAACAACCAAAAAAACTACTATGCATACTTTTTAATAAGCTCTCTCTATTTTTTTTTAATTCATCCATAACTTCTCCATCAACGTTAACTTGCATTTCTTTTTTTTCTTTCATTTTTATTTGGTGGTGTTTTTTATTTTGGATATTTTATCCAACTGCTGCAATTGTTGCAGCCCTTA